GTTTTAATTCAGATAGTTGTGTGATGTCTCCCCAGTGACCCTTCGTTACATCGGGTATTTGTGATATGAATACACCATCACCTGGTTTAGCACCTGGCAATGTACGAACAATACCATGAGGATTCCGATCAATAAGATCAGGCACCGAAACTTGTGTTGGATCAACAAAGATTAAATTGTTTAATGCTGCTTGTACATTATCTACTCTTGAACGTAATAACCATGTAGCAATGTCATGCACGGGTAAAAGAATATCGTATAGTGATTGACCATATGTTTTATGTGAATCAGGATATAATCCACCAAAAACAAAAGGAAGTTGTTGACCATAAGGGTTAAGTTGAAAACGAATAACAACTTGTTCATCAAGAATTGCTACAACTAAATAAATAGTTTCAATAGAAGGTATACCAATTTCATGACCAGATAATTTTATCCATGCTTCATCAACCATACGTGCATCACCTAAAGTAAAATAAGAATTGCCTGTACGTTTTTGTGATGAGTCAGCTGGGTCAATAGATAAACCTCTACCACTATCTTGTTGCCACTTGTGTGCATTCCATCCTGCTTTGATAGGAGATATACTTCTTAAGCCAGGATATTTTTTTAACTTAGGATATAAACCTGATTGTACTAAAGAATTGTATGACTGAAAATCTGCACAAACAATGTACTGCATATTTTCCCAGTCACCCCAGTTAACACGAGGATCAGGAAAACATCTACGAGGATCAAAGTTAACAAGCTTTGATTGATTTGTTTTATTATCCCAAATAACTTTTGTTGGTGCAAAACCATATCGTACTGAATCGAGAAGCATTTGTGCAACCTTTGCTTCACCAGCTGTACGTCTCATGTGTTGATGTAAAACTCTTTCTAATACAGCAGCAACTTTTCTTGACTTTCTATTTAAACCTTCCAACATAAACATGGGGTTTCTTCCTGCCAATGCAGACATCAAATAAGTTGTTACTGTATCTGCTATTGCACGAGTATCGGCAATTACAGCTTTTTCTCTAAACTTTGTAGCAGTTGGATTAACATAGACATCATGTGCCTGATCAGCTTCACGCCAATGATCGTATCTGTTTTTAATTTTATCATGAGACATATCAATCATTGAATGTATGTATTCAACAATTTTTGATTCCTCTTCTTGATTTAAGTCGTCTGATATATCTTCGTAGTTTTGTAGCTTGTTAATGTGACGAGATAAATCGACAACAATGTTATCAGGTGAATCTACGTGAATGTCTCGGTAACTTGCTCCGTATATATTATTACTTACCATGTATGCTTTATGTTAATGTTAAAGTGTTTAGTAATAGGTGTAAAAAGGGAATTGTGTCGTCCCTTATTCTCCCCATCCGTACCAATCTCCAGTCTTCTCTAATGCAGATGCTAATGATCCTTTTGATGAAAGAGGAATAACTTCTAACTCTCCTGCATTAAATGACATGCGTGATAATTTATCTAATGCCATTGATAATGCATCTACTTGATCATCATGTGTACCATTAGGAAATGAAACTGTTTCCTCAATAAAGTCATCTAACCATATAGCGTTGCGTGGTAGTAAAACTCTACCACCTTCTATTAAGTCTGTAACAGCTGCTACTCTAGTAACTTTGTCTGTCGATACTTTGTACGGAATGATTGCCATACCTGATTGATTTTTTAACTCTTGTATGAGTGACATGCCTGATGCTTTGTCTTCTATATGTATGCCACGTAATCCTTTACCTCGCCATTTGGTATTGAGAGATATTAAGGCACGCTTTAAATCAGGAAACTCAAATCGTGATCGTTTAATGTCTACAATGTAGATGTCTCCTTCTTGTGTCATTCCAGCGACAACGGCTACGGAGTAGTCGGAAGTCGTTGTTTTCTTAAATGCTGTGTCAACTGCAATGATGATAGTTGTTAATTGTGATTCTTCAAAATCATTGGTGTCGTAATATTTCCACCACTCTGTCTTAATCATATTACCACCCTTGATGAATGGTTGTTGTTGATAGAGTGCAGCAAACTCACGAGGATTAAGCTTTTCCATTTTACGTAAGTCTGCCATAGGAAACCTTTCTTCCCATAAAGGTTTCTCTTGTGTTGATTTAATGTAGCGTTTGTATCGAGATACTTTTGCCAGGGGGAGGTGTGCGTATTCAGGATTACGAATTTCATTTGTAGATTCTGTTTCTAGGATGGCAGGAAAGTTTATGTGATCCCATTCATTCCAATCTTCTTGTTTTTGAATACGACCACATAAGTCGTCTGGATGCCAACGAGTAGCAATACAGATGACAGCTGGTGGTTGATCCAATGGTTGCAGACGAGTGAGTAGGGAGGCTACGTAGTAATTCCAGACTTTGTTACGTTGTGTTGCTGAGTCTGCATCTTCACGAGACTTGATAGGATCATCAATAATGAGGAGGTTGGCACGTCTACCTGTTGTTGTACCACCCAAACCTATAGAGTAGTAGACACCATTACGAGATGTACCCCAATGATCAACAGCACGAGAATCAGTAGACAACTCAAACTTATTAAAAGTTTGTAGAGTGTATGGATCCTTTGCATATTGTCTGACTTGTCTTCCGAATGTCATGGATAATTCTGAGTTGTAGGTAACACACATGACGGCACGCTCAGGATTTCTTCCCATGTAGTAAACAGGGAATAAACAAGATGCCAAAAATGACTTGCCGTGTCTTGGAGGCATATTAATCATTAATCGTTTTATCTTACCCTTCTCAACAGCATCTAACTTATTGATTAAATCGATTTGGAATTTTGCTAATTTGAAATCTGCGTGATGTAGTTTTACAAAACCTAAAAATGTCTCATCAGCATTTCGTAATTTGAGAAGCTGACGTGCAGCTTCTTGTCGTGACACCATGTTAAATTCCTAAACTGCGTTTATGAAATTCCAAAGTTTTCAATTCAGTTTGCAATTTTTTTTTAGAGACAGGATCCTTTATCTCTTCTGCCATAATCGCTAATACTCTTTCTATAATTGCACGTTTTCTTTTCTCAGGATCAGAAATCGTTGATAAGTCTAAGCTTTTTATAGCTTGTGCAAATTGAGTAGCAGTTATTTTTGCTTCCTTTAAGTTTTTTTGTCTATTGTTTATAGTCATACAGTGTCTCCTTTTCCATACAGACATTCATAGTTATGTAGAATTTTATGTGAGTACCGAACAGCAACGTGGCACTTGTGCGGAGGCGGGTTGGGTACATACCCCCCCATCGCATTATGCACAGCGATTGGCACAGTTTTCAGACACTTTAGTGTCTGTTTCCCTAGGTTTTTGCCACTTATGTACAACCTTATTAAGGTTGTGCATAGGGTTTCCAAACGTTTCGAAGCTTTAGCTTCGAGAGGTCGAAATACTACTTCACGAAGTGAAAATGCTGTCATTCTTAGGTTTATACTACGTATAAAACTAAACTGTCGTACTCGTGTGACACACGTAGACGCACACAATAGGAGCCGATTTTTATAGGGTTTTAACCCCTTACTAAAGTAAGGGGTATAAAACCCATAACCTACCGATTTTGAAACCAAACTTTCAGCTATCTTTCATGACACACGAGCATGACACACAGCACACGAAACAGCAAAATCTGGTTATGGTTTTAACCCCTTACGAAGTAAGGGGTATAAAACCTACCACCTTGAAGTGAATGACGAAACTGAAGCGTAGCTTCACCCAAATGGTTTGGGTTGAATCTTCGATTCAATCAGCGAAAAGGAACTTTATGACTTTCACTCACACAACTACCACGTTTGACGTTAACTTCGTTAACGACAATGGCGATACTGTGCTTTCAGCACAACGACCACTTAGACTCTTGCCTGACGGCAAGGCTTTCGGTGTTGTTCGTAAAGGCAAAGTTTTGCCTTTGACTTTCACAGGCATCAACAATGGCGTTGCCATTGTCGGTGGTATTCATCACAGTCCTACGGACTGTCGTGCTGCTAAGTTCAGCGACTTGGGTATCAAAACCCAATCCCAAGTGAAGGCTTCTCAGCCTTCAGCACCACGTACTGTTGCACAGCAACAGGCTACGATTGCGATGCTTACAGCAAACCTTGCCAAACAGTCTTCTCCGAAGACTAAGAAGGCTTTAGCTACTGCTAAGTCCAAGCTTGCCAAGATGACCAATGGCGATGCACCAGTTAGTAACGCAGTTACTAAACTGGCTACTGCCTTGGGAGTTACTCCCGACATGATTACTAGCTTGTTAGCTAGTAAGTAGCTCACTTACCTCTAGGGGAAATTATTCCCCTAGAGTTTTTTCACACACACGAAAGTAGGTACGCATGATTACTTATGTAAATTTTAAAGATAAAAACGACACAAATGTATTTGTGATTAAAGATAACGACAAGTGCATGGTGCAACGCAAGAGTGTTATCTCTGGCAAAATGCAAAGTTTAATTCTGCCAATCACGATTGAGCAATGCATACAGTACTACGAAAACAGACAGCTTGTTCAAGATGTATTTCCACACCTGTCTGATGGACAACGTGAGTACATGGTAACTGGCATAACTCCTCTCGAATGGGATACACACATGTCTGAAACAGACGACAACATATCTGATGAAGAGTACGGAAGAATGGTAGGTATTGCATGAGGTATATATATTTAACATTCTTCACACTCATATCGCTTGGCTTTGCGTCTGCGACAGGCATGTGTGTGAGTTATTGGTGGCGTGGCATCATCAACATAGACTTACTCATCTGTTGTGCAGTCATGTTGGGTGTATCAACAGCAACAACATTCCATTACGTAAGAGGAAGCTATGACTTGTCATAATTGCAACACACAATTCCAACCTCACCGATTCAAAGGTGAGGTTGCACAAGATAAGTTACAAGATAACTGTCTGACATGTGCGAAGGAACTCATGGAGTCAGCGAAGAAATCAAACATGACTTCCATGTGGGCTAGCATGTCATACAAACCACAACTACCCGAAGGTACACGACAACAACGTCAAGATGTGATGCAACGACATAAGCAACGCACAAGTACATATGCAAAGTTAGCAAAGCAATGCCAACACATGATTGACTTGATTGATTATGAACTTCGTTACTCACAGACAACATGTCTGTGATTTTATCTAACTTAAAAAACTATTAGTTAATTATTTTATTTGGAACAAATAAAATAAATTAACTTATAATCTGGAGAATAATATGAAGATTAAAGTAACACTAGCCAAAGACAGTGCGTTCAATAACGAACAGCATTTTTTAGATTGCTTACATGACTTGATGGAAGAGTGGTATCA